ACTAAATATTTAAATCGCTTGTACTAAATAACGATCGTTGGTCATCTTCTCGAAATCTGGCATCTCATTTGAAAAGACAATGACCCATGGAACTCGCTGCAAAAATTTCGTACGACTGTTGTATTTAGGCGAGAAGACCACGCGATCCTTCAACTGTTCCAATATCGTATACTGTAGGAACTCCATTTGTCCACGAGGGACATTGATTAAAAAGACATCTTTAGACTCATCAATAGTATGTGCTAAATCATCACGCTTACCAATACCTAGCAACTGCACACGTTGGGGGTACTTAGTAAGCATCCAACGCTGAAAATAAGACTTTCCCTTACCTCCTTCCTCATCGACGTAAAAAACAACATGACGAGGGTCAGCTTCAAAATCATCAATCAACTGATGAAGACCTTCCTGCCAGGTACGGAGCGGATTCTCTTCGAGGGTGACTTGGGGACAAACGTGATGGACGAGCTCGACGACTCGCTTTCCATATCGGACGAAGAGGGCAGGGTACTCGTTGGCGATCTCACGCTCCGTGGGCTTGCGACCGGTTCGGGTGTATTCGCCCTTGACCCATTCGATAAACTCATCAAACTGACCGCCGCTTCCGCTACGGGGAATAGATCCGACCTCTTTAAACAGACCTCCCTTTTTACAGTACTCGGCAGCTTGGCGGCTACTGCCGCGCTTCTGCTCAATATGGGCACCCCAGGGTAATAACGCTTGGACTTGACCGAACCGTTTAATATCTTTGAAGATAAGATATCCTTGGAGGTGGGGGGTTCCTTGTTCTCCTTCTTCATACCCATAGACCAAATAAGAGAGCTGATCGCCAAGCAACTCGAACGTGTCCTCGTCCGCACGAGTCCAGTTATTAATTGTGAAACACCAGTGTTTCGACTGCCCTACCATGTTAAATTGTGAGCAGTGGGGCTGGGTAATACTAACCAGCCCCATTTGGTACGACCGCTCATAATTCTCAGTATGGCTGTGTACAAACGCACTACAACAGTAGTTAAGGCACGTAAGTCCAACGTAGGTCAGGTGGGGTTCGCAAACCATGCGTTTCGAAGAAGATACATGGCGAGGTCGAAATTAAGGGGAGTTCGTAATTTCGATCGTACTATCAAGAAGGCTTCTGGAAAAAGAAGAGCTATCCTGCGTTCGTATCAATATCGTTTCGGTAATGGACCTCTACCTCGTTCTCCAACGCTTCGACGCGTTCAATTGAATTCCATGGAACGGAAACAATTCACTTATTCCACAACTGCATCGGGCATAAATCTACCTGGGTTCTCTGAGACCCAGATCGGACCTCAAATAATTAAGGGAACTGGAAGAGACCAAAGGACAGGCGATAAAATAATTATTACTGGACTTCGGGTCGAAGCCAATGTTACTAATACTAGTACAGATAATGCTTATGGCATTCATAACTTTTTTAGCATCGCATCGACTGAAAGAGGCGGAGGGATCATAAATTTCATGTATATGGATGAAGCCAACGGCGAAACCGTTGGATATGCTGCAATCATAGGTATCCCTGCACGGGCTATTACGAATACAAAAAACACAGAAGATGTCGTCTGGCACCATACCCGTCATAAAATTCTGCAAGCGCCTCCGGCGGGCAATCAAATTCCAAGTCAGTTCATTACTACTTTTTACAAGAACATGTGGTTTCCTCTTGACTATCGTGATAGTGTCGGAAGTATACAACCTTATCTTGCTACTTTAAACTACAACGTAGCACCAAACCCTACAGCAGGAGCAGGAATGAGTTCGACGTACAGAGTCACAATCTATTATAGAGAGTAGGGCCATTAAGAATGTAATAATGTTGTGAGGAGGGTTATCCTTCTAATAGTTCGAGTTTTACTCTGCTAATAGTTTAAGGGTTATAGGCCCTACAAGTTAGCAAGATTAATAGGCATAACTAAATATTTAAATCGCTTGTACTAAATAACGATCGTTGGTCATCTTCTCGAAATCTGGCATCTCATTTGAAAAGACAATGACCCATGGAACTCGCTG